ATAGTAGCTCTAATGTAATCTTTTAATCTGAACGCATAGAATGCTAGAATAAATTCATCGATAGGTAGAGCTTTAGACTCATCGTTCCAAACAATAGTCTCATACATGTCTTGGAACTGTACATAACAGGAATCAGTGTCAATATAGATTACTGCTGGCTTTTCAACTTTACCTTTTACTGTTAAGCCGAACTGCTCATGTACTTTTGTGTCCTTATGCCAAAACTCTTGGACATACTTATTCAATATAGATTCAGAGTAAAGAATAGCATTCTTACCCTGTTTAGTTATCGACTCAGCGATATTGATATTAAAGAAGTGAAACCATTTGTTACCGAATGCACCATAGATAGAGTTAAGAGTTAATTTTACTGCTTGTTCATAAGCCGTATATTTAGCAGATAACTGCTTGTAGTGATCTACAAGCAGCTCTGCCTCTTCTCTACTAAGTTGATCGATAGGTTTCTCAGAGAGTTTCGTTACGTCCATATTAAGCCGTTTGGCAAGTAGATACTGTTAGTAATGTATTTGATTCTGTTGATTGGAAAACAATTTTAGAGTCTGCAACATGTACAGTTTGCTCTTCTTTGTCTAATAGGTTTAAGTACTTCTTGTAGACTGTTACTTCACCTTGACCATTTGACTCGGGATTAATTACCGCGTTAAATGATTTACCATTTACACTAACACCCTTGCCATTAGCTTGAACGCTAAATGTTTCATCTTTGTCAAGACCAAATAGGTTCTTAACTTTACTGATAGTATGTGTGTCGATATTAAAACTGAATTGTGTATTATCAGTTGCAAAAATAGCTGCTTGCTGATCTTCTGTTAAGTCTTTAAAACCTAATGAAGGTTCTGAACAAGATAGAGTAATCTCTAACTCATCGTTAAACATTCTTAAAGAAGAAGCGATTAGCTCACCTTCTTGCTCGATAAATTCAATTTCACCTTTAATAGCATCTGCCTCAAAGTGTTTGATAGCATCAATTACTTTAGCTCCTTCGAAGAAGGCAACTTTCATCTCTAAGTCTGTATCAGGCCATTCGCTAATCTGAAAGATCTCGTTACATGCGATAGAGTGTGATTTTACTGCGTCTCTCTGTGGTAAATAAACTGCTGAATGAATTTGTCCATTCTGAATTTTCATATAGACAAATGAGTCAATAAGCTTTACCCTGTTAATAAAACCAGTCAAAGCGTGCTGGTCTATTCGATCAATTTGTAGTTTCATAAAGAATATATTTTTGTTTGATTATTATATTGGTTGATGACTAGTTGTTTCATAAAAAAAGCCCAAGGTCCTAGAATCTTGGGCTTGTTTTTTCTATAGTATTTAGCTTAGAATTTTAAGCCAAAGCCTAGAGTTAGGTTAGTTGTTTTTTGCCCTAAGTCGTAAACAACTTTTGGGTCAACGAACATGTTACCTTTATGAAAAGTAAACATCTTACCTACACCTAAATGTATTTGATCGAAATCAAAATCATTTAAAGCTGCATAACCGAAGAAACCTTTGTAAAAGTATCTTCCGTTAAGATTGAAGACCATGTCTTCTGTTGAATCTGTTTGAGCAACACTCATTCCGACCATATAGTCATCAGAAAAAGCATACCCGATTGTTGGTGAAATAGACCATTCAGTCCATGCCACGTTGTCAATATCGCCAGTACCTACGTACCAGTCACCTTTCGCGTTTTGCGCGTTTGCACCGAAGGCTGTAAGTACAGCAAGTGCCATTGTTAAAATAAAATTTCTCATTTGATAAAATTTTGGGTTAATTTAATTAGTAATAAATGCTAATCTATTCTAGTATTGTTTTGATTAGCATGAGCCTCCACGGAGTCGGAGGTTTTTCTTAATATCTTTCTTAACGATAAATCGTTCATTTCTTTCTGTTAGTGGGCTGTTATACCGGTTAAACTGGTTTTGTTCCAAATATGAACCACTTTTTTGCAAAATAATTGCCATTTTATTTTCTAGTGTCAGATATTTTTATTATATTAGTACTGTAATTAAAATTAGAGTTATGTTTGAACAAGAAGTTTTTTGGAAAGATGGGTTCACTGGAAAAGCCAAGGGTGGTGTTTTCTTTAGATCTTTCGACTTAAACAAATTTTTAAGTAAGGTAGAACTAAATGATGAAGAAGTCGTAGGTATAAAATTCGATGGCAACAACCTTGAAGTTATATTAAACGACGATCCTAAAATGGAAGTATAAAAGTAAGGGCCGGTAGTAGCGAACTCCGGCCCTCTTTTTCCGAGAACTATCCCGGTCCTAAGACGTGGTCTTCAAACCACACCTTTAACCGTCACAAGCCACACAATCTGGATCGATAGCAGCAGCTGCAATATCTCCCCTTAAAACAGATTCTGTTCTCATATAGTAAAGAGTTTTTACTCCTTCCTTATATGCTTCTAAGTGAACTTTGTTGATAAACTTAGAGTCTGCTTGAGTTGGGAATGCTAAATTCAGAGAAACAGCCTGGTCAACATATTGTTGTCTAACACCAGCTTGCTTTACCAAATCTAGTTGATTTATTTCTTTAAATGTTTTAAAGATGTCTTTTACAGGTACCCAATCTTCCTTCTCGTTTTCAGGTACTTGTTCTAATTTAGCTTTGTTGATTAGATTAGATTTAGTTGTGATTGATGTTGCTATTTTTACATACCAATCATCAATGAAATCTAAACCTTGTACAGAACCTCCGTCTTCTAAGATTTTGTCCCAAGTCTTTCTAGTATTCTTACCGATTACTTTAAAGAACTTTTCTAATACTGGGTTCTTTCTAATAAATGTACCTTTTGCTGTTTGTTCTGTGAACACGTTAGCAGCCCAAGGCTCAATACCTGCAGATACATTACCTGCTAGTTTTGAATTCGATACGGTTGGTGCAATGGCTCTAAGGTGAGTGTTTCTCATACCTGTGTCTCTACACCATAGAGGTTCTCCAAATTCCAACGCCATATCTCTACTGGCCTTCTCTGTCTCAGTTCTTAGTTGTTGGAATATCTTTCTAGTCTCAAATTGAGCTGATAGTCCTTCGAATGGAATACCTCTTTCTTGAAGATATGTATGCCATCCTAGTACACCAAGACCTAGCGCTCTACCTTTTTCTGCAGATCTTACAGAATTCTCAAAGCCTCTCATGAATTTTGCTTTCTGAATAAATTCATCCAGAACTCCATCTAGGAACCATGTCGCTGTGTAAATAAGATCTGTATCTTTCCACTCGTCGTATTTTGCTAAGTTTACTGAAGATAAACAACATACGAATGAGTGAGATTCATCTGTGTGTAGAGTAATCTCAGAGCAAATGTTTGTCATATAAACTTTAAGGCCATTCTGCTTATACGCATCCGGGTTTGCTCTGTTTATGTTGCCTTTGAACATTACATAAGGCTCTCCAGTTGCTTTTCTTTTTCTAAGAACTGCAACCCATCTTTTACGAGCCTCTTTGTCACCTTCCTGTACCTTCTGCATAAAGCCATCTGGTACAACTACACATTGATGTAGATTAAGTGACTGTCTGTTGACATCACCTTTAGGCTCTCTAATTTCTAACCATTCCCAGAAATCACCATGCTCAATATCGATATTAACTGATGCTGCTCCTCTTCTTACTGAACCTTGGTTTGTAGCCAAGATTGTAGAGTCATAGATTTTACAGAAAGGTACAACACCATCTGATGTACCATTACCAGTAATCTTTGCACCGGCTGGTCTAATTTGATTTACACCAATACCTACTCCACCACCATGCTTTGCTAATAACATCATCTCTAAGTTCTTAGCACCTATATCGTGAATAGAGTCTGCTATATCAATACCAAAACAAGAAATTGGTAATCCTCTTTCTAGTCCTGTGTTAGATAAAACTGGAGAGGCTAGGTTCAACCAACCTTTCCAAATATAATCGAAAAATTTACTTGCTAATTCAGGTTTACCTAAACGTTTTGCTACTGTAGTTGAAACTCTCCAATAAGCATCTTTTGGCTTTTCGCCGTTGAATAGGTAACCTGCTGAAATTGTTTTTACGTATACCTCGGTGTTTGCCCAGGATGGAAAATCTACGTCGATCTTCCAGCCCAGGTGTTCGCCGTGGTTTTTAATTTTGTCTGCCATAGTTATAGTTTAATCGAATAAATCGTCTTCGTCCCAGTTTTCACCTTCACCTGCTTTAGAGTAATCAGTAGATCTGATTGCAAAGAAGTCAGTGTGAGTGTGTCCACCTGTTAAATGATAGAACCATTCTAATGCGTCTGCCGATTCCTCGTCATATTCAAAAGCTGATTCGTAACCAAGCTCAATTAGTTTTTCATTTACTCTCTTAGTAATGAAATTCTTTAAGTCTTTAGCTTTTAAGTTATCTAAATCTCCTTGCTCGAACATTTTATCGATAAACTTGTGCTCTAATTCCTTAATAAGCTCTGCTGCTTTTAATATATCGGCTTGTACCGATTGTTTCAAGTCAGGATATTCTTCACACATGTGTCTGAATAATTTACATCCCATTCTAGAGTGTAAAGATTCATCTCTTACTGACCACTTCATTTGTTGGCCAATACCTTTTAACAAGTTTCTCATTTGGAATGAGTATAAAACTGCAAAAGAACTGTAGAGTGAACAACCTTCAGCGAATGCTGAGAAGATAGCTAAAGATCTTGCTACTTCTTTTCTAGCCTGCTTGTCTCTCTTTAAGTCTTCATGTGTATATGGTGCAGAAGTTGAAGTTAATAGTTCAAACTTTTCTGCAGTTGCTGGTTCGTGTAAGAACGCTTCAAAATCTTCAAGACCTAAAGTCTCGTTTAAATAAGAATATGCAGTTGCATGGATAGTCTCCTGTGAACCGAACATCATAGCCATTTGCTTGATTTCGTGTTTAGGGAACCATGTCGTTACATATTGTGTCCAATAGTCAGATACTGCACATTCAGTCTGTGCAAAACCTAACAAGATATTACCTACTAAATGTTTTTCGTGAGGTAAAAGATTTTCATTCCAGTCTTTTACATCACCCTGCATAGAAATTTCAGTGTGTAGCCAGAATGCTTGAGCTTGTTTTAACCACCCTTCAGTGTAGTATTCTGGGTACTCAAATGGTTTAAATGGGATACGTTCGGTAAATAATGACATTTGCTAATTTTTGTTTTTTTTATTGTTTTCAAAAGTTTTTAAAATAAAAGGTCCATAAGACCAAAAAAGGTCCGACCAGACCTAAATTTAGACTCTCAAAAACCCGTAAAATTATTAGCAGCGCTGCTATTAGTTTATATATCTGAACGCTGCAGATAATCTTCAGATTTAGAGCCTAAATTTTTTTTCTAGTTCGTGTGCTTTTTCATAATAATCATAAGAAGTTTTCTTGTATTCTTTTCTTTGAGCATATAAGTCACTCAAGATCTTTTTAAGAATACTGTCTTCCTTCTTATAGACTACGCCATTCTCACAAACAATAACAGATTCATCTTCTCTGCGTTCTTTTATTTGTGATTCCTCAACCATTTCCACGAATGAGTCGGGAGATATGTTAAACTGTCTCATAATCGATGGATATAGTGATGCAAAGTCAAATGCACTTACACCACCATAATAACCGACAATCGGTTGTTTAACAAATGCTCCTTCATACTTACTGTCTTTCTTACTGTCCTCTTTGTCGTATTCAACTCCAATACGTCTTCCAAGTTCAGTTAGCTTTCTAGCCATCAAAGATTCAGTAACTGCCACCGGTGAAGCGGCTTTATACAGAGGCATTCTCGTGATTGTTGCTAATGTTAGCAGTACTTCCATTGACCTAAGCTTTTGGTCAATGTAGTAAACCAAGACGGAGTCAACTACGTTATAGAAAACATACTTTTGAAAGTCGTTTTCGTAGAGGTCTTGGAGAGAACCACTGTATTTAATTTTACTAATACCCTCTAGGACTGCGCCAGAAACAAAATCAAGTGAATTTGATTCTTTAACTGCAACCGACCTATCATATTTATCATACAGTTGCATGTAGTCCAAAATACCCATGTGAAGTGGGCGAGAGTCTTTTCTATCAAGTGAACCGGTAATAGCAACTTCAGTTAAATCGATCTGTAAGATTTTACATCGGTTGACAATATACTGCCAGTCATAATTGATAAAGTTCCAACCAGTCATCATAGGAAACTTAGGTAAAAACTTATGCAAGAATGCTTTGACCATGTCATATTCATTCTTGAATTTGTAATAACTAAATTCCCAGTCCTGGTCATAACCAGTAAAGTGAGCATTGTTATCGTCTTCAATCTTTTTAATCTGTTCGGCCGAAAGATCTTCAAGACCTAATACGATAGCTTTACGCTCAGGTGTAATAATTGAAAAGGTTAAGATTCTAGACTTAGCCTCTTCAGGTTTTGGGAAGCCATCAACAATCTCTGTCTCAATATCGACAAAGTATGTTCTTGGCATATTAAACTCAAAGATTTCATCTTGGTCTTTTTGTGGAAGACCATCCATGAAATAAAGAAGTGAAAACTTATTAAACGATCTTGCTAAAGATTTCTTAATTGGACGACCATCCCAATTCTGGATGTTTTTGTCTTTCCATCTATCATCATCTTTTGCAACTACCCAATTTTGAAATTTATCAATCGGATAACGTTTAAAAGAAACTGTACCTTCTTTATTATAGTAAGATACAATTACTTCTTTTTCTAATTGTTCAATATCTAATAACATTAATAGCCTCGGTTTTGTCTGTCATGGTTTTCTGCGTTCTTCGCCATGTACAAGTTAACAATATCTTTTGAAGTCATACCAATAGAAATTGCAAAGTTCATATAGAAATGCAATCCATCAATCCATTCATAAAATAGTTCTAACTTGTCTTCTTCAGACAAATCTTCGATTTTCATATTAGCTGCATCTTTATGAGTACCTTTCCAGTACTTCCAAGCTGCTGAGCCAATACCATCGTTAATACCTCCTAATGCATCGAACATTTCATTTAGTTCGTCTGACATTGCATGTTTGTTAACACACCAGAAATCTGCGATTTCTTTTAGTGTCCAACCAGTAAAGTCGAAACCTAAACGTTTTTGTAATTCCACTTGCTTATTATAGATTAAGCCAAGTGTGTCTTCTGCATCTGCATGGAAGTCTTTAACTTCTAAATCTGCACATTTGTTATCTGCGTTCGCCATATTCTTTTATTTGTTTTTTATAGTTAAAATCATTTATCTGTTTCAAGTTCTTCACCCCAATCTCTGTACGATTTTGTTAACAATTTCGTATCAGCTTTTTCAGGCTTAGGGTCGCCACCAACATTCCAGAACCAAGCTCCAGGTTTTCCATGTTTAGTCATGAACTCCCATGCTTTTGCATCGTAATTTAATGCCGATGGAAATGGTGGAAAATACTGTTCATCTACATTTTGTGTAAATGCTTTCGGGTGAGACCAAATAGTTGCATTACCTCTCTCACCTTTCTTGATATTTCTTGCAACTGCAACTGCGTTAAACTTAGTGTCAGGCCATGCTATTTGCAGAGACCTCTGTAGAACGCCAGTAGATATTGCTGACCATGCTTCTTCTGGATAACCATGTGTTTCTGCAAGATCGTATGCAACTTTGACAGCGGCTGCTGTAACCAATTCATGGCGAAGTCCAAGTGGAAGAAAGAATGCATCATTATCTTCTGCCCACTGTTTTGCATGAGCATTTAAGACTGGCATTGCTGCAATTCTCTTAAACTTCATTTCAGCACCTCTTTCCACACAAATAGCTTGGTGGTCTGAAATTTCTTTTTGTGAAGGACTAAATAAGACTAGTCTCTTATTATACTTCTTTGCTAGGTAAGCAAGTGAGATACCTGCAAACCCATATCTTGGTTGTACATAGACTAGAGTATCTTTAGGACAAGTTTGAACTAGAATATCTCCGAATCTACATTTAGAACCAAAACCCATCATGTCTTCTCTTACTACCTTGAAGCCATCATGGTCTACTAGTTCTGGTGCTGGAAACGGATCTTTCCAATCACCAGCTAAATCTAACCATGCCTGTCTATTTGGCATCATCAGATTTAAGTCTTGATTGACTAGTAGTTTTGTATGCTTATTGTGTGCCATAAAATTCTGCTACTTTTTTCTTATATGCTTCTACTGTTAAACCAGCTTCTGCAATTATTTTATCATCGGAAGGATGGTGTTTCATTCCGTTAAATGTTTCTACTAGACCTAAGTCTAACATTGCTTTCTGTCTACCGAATGGATGGTCAATAATTGTAGATGAATTCCAAAGAGTGTCCATATTAATATGTTTGTAGTCAGCTCCTGGTCTCATGTAATTTTCAATCCATCGGATAAAGTCACAAGCCACATCCTCTGCATTATATGGAAGAGAGCCTGTTTGTTCATATATTTTAGTCATCACTGCATCTAGGAAAGGTTCTGATTTCTTACCTTTGCCTTCTACAGGATCTGCCAGATAACCAATACATTCTATTGCGTTAGTACCATAATAGAACATTGATTCTCTGTTAATATATTGTGGAAACCAATCTGCTACATCAGCAATAACTGCAGCATATTGGAATTTATATTGTCTTAGTCCGTTTGCAACATTCCAATCAAACATCCACTGACCTAAGTCTCTTAAATCTTTCTTACCACCTTCTTCTAGATAGTTAGCCATATCTCTAGCTAAGCGTGGTGCAAATTCACATAGGAAATAATCGCCACCTCTCTTATATTGAAACTGAGGACCTTCAAACCCCGACATCCCTACAAAGACATCCTCGTTTTGTTGAGGTTGAGGGGGTTTTGGGAATGCTGGGAATTGATACCCAACAGAAGTGTAGAATGACTTGGTTGCTGCCTTAACTTGCTCACACATTTGTTCTATAGAATCAGATTGCCACAAGTCGAATAACAATGTGTTGTGGTAGCCACTTGGTTTGGTAGCATAGTTAATTGCAGATCCACATACTCTATGCAGTATGAATAGGTAGAGCCACTCTGGTAGGCCGAAGACATCTTGTTTACCAGTCCAGTTATTAGCGACTTCCTTGCGCTGTTCTGTAACTAGACCTTCCTGCATTCTTGACCAATACGGATGTGCTTCAGTCCAACCGTAAAAAACATCATTTACGATTTGACTAAACCCAGCATACTTCCTTTCGACTACATCATACAGCTCGATTTGTTCCATCAGCGGATCGTCCATCCTGGACTCGGCATGTGGAATGTGGCCTAGGTTACTCTTTTTCTGCTGGTCTAAAGCTAACTCATAATACCTGATAAACTCATCATAGTATCTGGTAGTTTTAATTTTACACGTCGTACTCATTCACTTCTAGTATTTCCCAACTGAAGGCTTCTCGGTTTCGTTGGTATTGTTTCATTGACCAATTAATATCATCGGTCGTTAATTCAATGGTATAAGGGGCATCTTGTCTGCCCATGGTTTCTGTTAATGGTGTTATTTCTATTTTATAGGTTTTCATATATTAAAATAATGCTTGCGTCACTTTAATTAATTTCTTATTCGGTTCGTCTTTCACTAAGTCCCATCTGTAGAACTCTCGTGCAATATGTACAGACTTTGGTTTTTCCATTACATCAAATGTTAATTCACCAAATGAATTGTAGAATACTTCTGGATGTTTCCAAGTCTTCCAACCATTTCTGTTACACATTTCTCTTACCAATCTGTTAAACTCTTTTACTAGCTCTGTTCTCTCTGCCCAGCTACCAGTAAACGGAGTACCTTTGTAGTAGCCTGTTTTTGGTAGAACTCTAGACTCATTCTCAATTGGTAGAGCTTGAACAACATCAATATGTTCTATTTCTAAATCAATTAGTTGTTGTTCATATTCTTCCATCATTGTTTTTAAAGACTTCGATGGATTGTCTTGTCTCATTAAGTGGTGTCTAATATCTATATTCCCTAGATAGATGCGCAGTGCCTGAATATACTCTGGTACATAAGTTCTAATACCTCTTCTTAGAGTACCGAAAAGCGTTAGACCATCGTGTCTATCTGTTTGATAGCCTGGAGTATATTGGCTAAATGAGTGTGAGTCTCCGAAGCAAAGACAGAAAGTCTTTTGAATTCTGTCTACTCTAGGAATGTTAGTACAGATTTCTTTTGCTTCGTCCACCCTAGACTCTAGTGTCTTAAACAGATCTGAGCCTGTTTTCAGTCTCTTTTCAATTAGAGTACCTACACAAGGCATATCATGGTGGAGCGAATACATGCGTATATCGGGAGCGAACATTCTAATGATTTGTTGATATAACTCATCGTTCGCCCCACCGAAGATATTGAAATTGCCTTTGAATTCCATGCCGTGTTCTAAGAGTACCACGTCGAAATCGTCTGCCTTCCAAGCTGAATTGTCTGTAATAATTTGAACATGCTCGTAACCTGCATGTTTTAACTGGTTGGCTAGGTGGAATGCCCAACCAGATTTATGTGAAGTAGGTCTTGCACTCAGCTTTCCAACGAGAGCTGAAATTGCAATCCTGATATTAGTGTCTTTCTCTAAGTCTGTGAAATAGACTAGGTTATTCTGTGTCTCCATAGCCAGCGTCTGCGTCAGTTAAATTAATAGGCTTTTCAGTCTTACCGTAACCATATTTCTTGATGTAATTATCTAGACCGCCGATATATGCTACGGCATCTAGAAGATTATCTTCTTTATAGTTGTAAGAATGTCTGCTTAATTTAAGGGCAACAAGTGCTGCATACATGTCAGAACCTGACCACTCTTTGCCGGTCATACCGGAACAGATCATCGCCGCACGTCTCATGCCTTCTTCGAAAGGACCGTACATACGTTCTTTTTCTTCAGATCTGTTGTTAATAATTTCGTCTGCTGTTTTTAGAATGTTTTTGCTCATATAATACTAGATTTAACTTAAGTATTATAGTAAGAAAGCCGCGAATGTTTCACGGCTTTCAGTAGATTATTTGGAGTAAACGTTGTCGATTACGAACTCGTCATCTTCGAGAATGAGATACTGTCTGGGTAGTGCGTCAATGACAAAAACATTGTCCTTTACGCTAACAAATTCTCTCTGAGTGTGTCCAACGATCTGCACAATCTCAGGGTCAATCGGATCCTCACGAAGAGCAGCCGGCCTAATCCAAAAAGGTCCATCATGGGGAGAATTTCCACGACTCTCTTTTCCACTATGATTAAAAAGATCTGGTCTCTCAGCCCAACGAGCATTAACTTTGTCTGCAATCTCAAACATGTGGCCCATGTCTTCGATATTCTCATAGTACCAAGTAGAACTGATACCAGCATGAGAGACAAGCAAGTTGTTGTACTGCCATGCAGCTTCAAGATTGTGCATGTTCTTCTTCAAAAGTTCCCAAATCTCTGTTGCAAAGAAGTGAGAGTAGCCGCCATACTGACCTCTACACCAAGGCATATAGTGAAAGTCATGGTTACCGATTAGAAGAGTTACATTGTCTGGATTAGACTCTTTGAACTCAATAATCTCCTTGAAGTTTTGAATCTGTACTGCAGGAGTAATTAGAAAGGCATCAAAGTAGTCACCAACGAACACAAAGTGGTCAGCATCCTTATGCTTACTGACAATATACTTCCATGTGTCATGTCCATGGATGTCTCCGATAAAAACAATCTTATTCATCGTCTTTGTTTTTGTGTTTCTTCTTTCTTGTATAAGCCTTCTTAGACTTTACAGTCTGTTGTGTCATCTTCTTAGAAATATGATGTGCAGCCTCACCAGAGGTCCACCCTCCGTTGAAGTCCAATTTGTCATCATGTTTCTTTTTCTTGCTCATCACAGTACTAATATAATAAAAAAGCCTGACATAAAAAAATATCAGGCTATTTATTTTGTAAAAATTTTGTTATTAGATAGGCCATATCTGTACGGTGCCTGCATCGTACCATTCACTATACCATCCTCTTTTATTAAGTTCCTTTTCCCACTTGACATTTACTCCTAGCTCATAACCTCTACCTTCAGCATAGTAGTCATATATTACTTGTCCTTTGAACTCATCCATGTTTTCACCTGAAACCCAGATACCACCTTCAGAGCCATTGAACTCTTCACTAGTTCTTACGAAGTCCATATACTTTTCAACAAACTTCATCATGTCATCTCTGTCTAATTTCTTTTCAGTGATAGGTTCTACAGATTCTGCGAAAGCTTCAATGTCCCACTGAAGTCTTTGCATTGGGTCGTCACCAGGGAATTCTTTCTCTATCCAGTCAATTAGGCCTGGTTCAAACTCAGCGTTTCTTGCCATATCGAATGCATTCTCTGCACCACCGCCAGAAGCAACTTCTTCTAGCCACTTTTCATAGCTTCTAGTGTTCCATCTCTTCATGGCTTTCTTTCTGTTCTTCTCAGCCTCTTTCTTAATAGCATCTAATTTAGCCATATCTGCTCTTCTTAGTTCTGCTTGTCTTAGTCTGATTAAAACAGGATCGTTATAGTCGATTGCCTCGTTTACGAAAGCTTTGAAAGTTAATGCTAAGTCTTCTGCTTGTAAATTCTTCACTGTACCTTTTTGTTTTTTCTTTTCTTCGTCGTCATCAATATCTGCGACTTGAACTAGAGTGTGAGGGAAATCACCTGAACCTAATTCACCGTTTGCTGGTAATGAAACATTGCCCATACCTCCAATCATACCTGGAGTTATTGCAGTCTGTTGAATAGTCTCATCTACTGCGACACCTCTTTTCTTTAAGATCTTTTCAATTTCTTGATATGCTCTCTTGTAATCAGATTTAGCATAGTACATTCCTTTAGCATAGTTAGCATAGCCATCCAATGCTCCTTTGTACATGCCCATTAATTCTTCACTAGACATTTTATCGTTGAATACAAAAGGTCCTATGAAAGCTTCATCGACTGTCTCTGGTAATTTATCGTGTTTTGTTGAAGCGTATTTCTTTAAATCTTTCTTAGTCATACCATCTACTAGTGACGCAACTTTATCTCTGTATTCTGAGTCCACGTCTTTAAGTTCCATACTACCAGATTTAACTGCGTATGCAACTCCCATTAATCTCTGTTGTGATTTACTTACTGATGGCATTTCTTTTCTCTAGTTCTCTTTTTATTATACCCTTCTTTCTTTTCATGTTGGAATTCTCGTAAGCCTTTAGTAACTCTTCTGTTGAAGTGTTGTGAACAGTGTAGTGTTTCCATGCCCATTTCTTGGTCATTTTATTATTACTGTCTCTTTGATATTCTTTGCTACTTTCTTTTAACTTACAAGATGCCAACTCCTTTTTATTATTTTTACCAAGCGTAATCGAACTTCTCGATTTTAGCGATTTTTTCTTTTACTCTTTTTGCATAGTTCTTAGATTCTCTCTCGTAGTAAGATTCTCTTTCACCGTATCTAGCTTCAGATTCTTCTGCTTGTCTAATGTAATCTACATATCTAGCATAGTCATCTAAGATATTCGACATGTGTTGAGATGCGTCTCTTGCTTTTACCTCTCTACCTTTTGGAGATTCACCAATTTTAATTTCTTGGTATCTAGTCTTCTCACCTTTAGCTAAACCATCTGAGATTTGTTTTGCCAACACGTCGATTGCGTCTTGTACCATTTTATCTAGTGGTAAGCTTGCTGCTTTATCAGCTAAGATCTTGTGGTATCTAGCATTGTTAGCATCTCTAAATTCTTTGTCAGATTTGAATGCTGTTGCACCTGCTCTAGCTTCTGCTCTAGCTTTTCTAAGATTTTCAGTAGAGTACTTCTGTCTAATTAGGTCTAGGTTAAGAACAACAACTCTGTCAGATACTTCTGCAATTCTCTTACCGTTGTTAAGACCTGATGCACCCCAACCTCTGTATTTGTGGTTGATACCGATTTGTCCTTCATCACCTTTTTTATTCTTAGACCAAGTTCTACCACCTGCCCATCTTGACCACTCGTTAGAGAAGAATTGTCTATCACCAGACATAGCTGCTAGTAGAATACCTCCACCTGGAACTTGCCTATAGTCATTAAAAGATGAGTTTCTAGTATCGAAGTATGGATTATCTTTCTCATTATCTGAGATGAAGAAAAGAACGTGGTTTGAACCACCATAGTTCTTAAATATCTTTTGTGGATCGTTGCTAACGATGAAGTCTTCGTCTTCAATTCTGTCTAAAGCTACTTTAGCCAGGCCATAAAAACCTTTAGCTAACATAGACATATTTTTCTTAGCGTGTTTACCCTCTTTACCATTCATTAGAATAGATCTAAATAGTACTGAGTTAATTGCTTCGTTAAGAATACCATTGGAAGCTATAAAGTCTCCGAATGATTCGAATAAATTAAATTCTTTTTTCATATTTTTTGTGTTCATATTTTCCATTAAACCGATTGCGATATTACCAACTTCTCTGTCTCCTTTATCGACATATTTCTTGTTGATGATGCCAAATTTAAAACCATCAATTTCTACTTGATACATTGGCATCATTGTATCACTATAAAAGTATTTACCTTTGTAACCACCTTTATCTAATCCTTTACCGATTGCAAAGAAGTCTCTAACGCCACCTACTATATCTGCTATTTTATCTAAGTGGTCACCAGCATCATCTTTCTCATTTACTTTAGATTCGTCAACTTGTACTAGAGTGTCATAAAATACATCT